CAACATCCTCATCCAGTGCCGCCGTGGCCCCCGCATCACATCCGGTCCGGCCGAAGACGGCATTGGAAATGACCGACGAAGAATACGCCGCAGCTAGGACAGCGATTACCAAGTACCAGTTCTGATCGTTTGCCACCCAGGCGGCGCTCGCAGATTTTTTTAGGTAGGACCATTGATGGGTATTCAAAATTTTCCCGTTTCGCTTCAGCCAATCATTCAGCAGGGCTTCCTCGAAAGGGAATTTGCTCAAGCCCTGCGGTCCCGGATCGGCTACCGCGCTTGCGCGGATCGGGTGACGGTCGCGGTTGGCATCGGCGAGACATTAACCAAAACCCGTGCCGGTTTGAAGCCATCAGTCACGACACCGCTGGCGCCGGCAACGAATACCAACTTCGACAATGGATTGACGCCCACAACCTGGGGCGTCGAACAGTTCACGATCTCCATCAATCTCTATGCTGCCACGACAGATTTGAACGTGGTAACCGAGCGCGTCGGCATAGCGTCACAGTTTCTGCAGAATGCCTATGTGAACGGTGAGCAGGCTGCCCGCAGCCTGGACGAGTTGAGCCGAAATGCTCTGTTCGGGGCATACCTGGGCGGAAACACCCGCGTCCGGACGACGCTTACAAGCGCAGGCCCTGCAGTCTCCGTCGATGATGTGCGCGGCTTCCAGACCGTATTTGTCAATGGCGTCCAACAGATGGTCAGCAGCACCACGCCAATGACGGTCACGATTGGTTCCGACACCTATACCCTTGTGGGTGTCGCAGTCGACGCAACAAACGTATCAACCGCACCGAACGGAATATCGGGCGTGCTCACGCTCTCCAGTAACGTATCGATATCGGACGGAACTGCGGGCAATACGGTTACGGCTGCCAGCGGCTCGATCATCGTGCGCCCATCACAACGCGCGAATACTTCGTTCATTACAGCATCCGATACCTTGACGATGTCCAACCTTTTGGATGCCGTATCCCACCTGCGATCGAACGCGGTGCCCGAGATCGACGGCGCCTACAACTGCTACCTCGATCCGGTTTCTTCCCGCCAACTCTTCGCCGACCCGGATTTCAAACAGTTGTTCCAGGGAGCAACGTCGGCAAACCAGGTCTTCAAGAAGGGCATGACGAACGACTTCCTCGGCCTTCGATTCATTCCGACCACCGAGGCGTTCGTTCAGGCCCATCCGACACTTGCCGGACTGATGATCCGCCGGCCGATCATTTGCGGCCAGGGCGCCCTGATTGAGGGCGACTTCGCCGGCATGGCGGCCACCGACGTAGCACCAGCGGATTCGATCATCACCATGGTTGATGGGATTGCGATGGTGACCCGTGAGGCTATCGACCGCTTGCAGCAGATCATCGCACAGTCATGGTACTGGATTGGTGGGCTCTGCGCTCCATCCGACACGACGACGAATCCAACAACCGTACCCACCGCGACCAACGCCGCGTATAAGCGCGCCGTCATTGTGGAACATATCGGTTAAAAACGACAGAAGAGCAGAATCGCTATGCCCCTAGGTTCCGTAAGTCCATTTCGTCCTACCGGTACGATCGGCGTATCGGTGGGTAGCGTTTCCGCAAATGCTCCTCTATCGGGTGGCGGCGATTCGGTGGTGGTTACAAACACAACGAATGCTCTGGTGTATATCAGGTTCGGTTCTGATGCGACCGTCGTGGCGTCCACTGCGGATATGCCAGTTTTAGCTGGCAGCAAGCTCATCCTATCAGTCAACAGCTTGATCTCGTATGCGGCCGCGATTTCACCTTCGGGATCCGGTACCATCTTGTTCAGCCGCGGCGACGGGTCCTTCCTTTGAACCCGCTGACAGACTCCGAAAGGGTAGATACCCGTCGCTTTTGCGGATATCCAGCCTACGGGGGGGCCCCCACCGGAATGCAATCGTGGCGCTACTTTCAGGTCTATGGACTGCTTGAGTTTCGACTGACAAATCTGTCGGATCCGGAGATCGTGATCGTTCGCCGGTATTTGGGCAACCTGATCGCCCTTGAACTTGCGGTTCCCGCGGCGTCTGACAACCTCGATACGGATCAAGCTTCGATGTGGACGAGGAATAAGGATGAACTCACCGAGCGACTTCGTCTTTTCGATGAGTGGAGAAGGCGGCTCTGCGGCTTCCTAGGTGTTCCAGTCGGCCCAGCACTCCCGAGTGGCACGGCATCGTTGATTGTATGAACGATGAACGGCCAAAAGCTACAGGATCGGTTATATTTGGGCTTGGGAATGTCCGCGCGCCACGTCGGTCTATCCGCTGACGCGTTCCGTCCCAGGGGACCGTTCAACCCTCTGGACAGATCTAACAGGTTCCTGAGATTACCCGTCACGTTTGTATCAGCCAGGAGCAATGGGGGGCGGACAAACGTATATGGCGACCCGCTCTGGCACGGAATTTTCGACGCAAGCTATACGCGCGCAGGCGATTACCTTGTGCTGGACACCGAAAGGTATTTCGTCGCGTCGCAGGACCATCTCTTGCCGGTCCTGTGCGTCAAGGCGAATCGTATTATTTCGATCGTCCGGCCTAACATGCAAACGAGCATAGCCAGCAACACGTACGGCGGTTATGCGCCAAGCAGTTCGACAAAATTAATGGACGGCTGGCCAGCAAGCGTTCTCGGTGAAAACCGATTGGGTATGTCTGAGGTTGATCTGCCAACCGATCAGGCTATTCCATATTGGAACATTCTACTTCCTGCGATCGCACACATCATCTTGTCGCCAGGCGATCTGATTACGGATGATCTAGATCGAACAGCAATCATCTCTGGATCGGAGCTGACGGCACTGGGTTGGCGTATAAGTGCAAAAATGGCAATTACTTAAATGGCGGACCTCTCGGACGTCGAACAGGCGGTTGCGAACACCATTATTTCGATTTTGTACCCGGCCGGCTCGTCTCAATCCAGTGTCATCGGCGCACTTTGCCGCGTCTATCGCGGCTGGCCAAACTCCGCAACCCTGAATACGGACCTAAGCGCTGGCACCGTCAATGTTACGGTGGTAAGCGACAATGATTCGGGACGGACAACGACGCGCTATCTTCCGGAGTGGCAGGTTGCAGTATCGCAGCCGGGCGTAACAGCGAGCTCGACCGGCCAAACAATCACCATCTCCGGCAGCCCCCAAGTCGGAGACGTTATCGGGGCACTCATCGATGGAGCGACTTATGCGTACCGCATTCAGGCGGGAGATACCCCGGATCTAATTGCTTCGAATCTGAATCAGTTGATCCAGACCAATCTCCCGTCGGCCGTACAGATATCCACCATAACTGTAGCGGGCGCCGGATCGGTCTCGGTCCGGGTTGTGTGCGACAGTACAGCTTCCTTCGAAAGTCGGCGCCAGGAAAAGGATCTGCGAATTATATGCTGGTGTCCGACCCCGGCGATACGCGATGCGGTAAGTGCAGTCATCGACTCAGCAGTCAATCAAGGAAGCTTTCTAGCTCTCCCTGACAATTCCAGCGCACGCGTCGTCTATCGAAATACCGCCAGCTACGACCAGGCGCAGAACGCCCTGCTTTATCGAAGAGATCTGATCTATACAGTGGAATATGCAACGATAACTGTGGAAGAGCAACCGTCTATGCTTTTTGGCGCGTCTGATCTGAACAGCAACATTACATACGGTTAGGGTGTTTTTATGGCACATCATCTAGTGGTTATAAAGCCTTTTCTTAGCTTTGTTCGGGGCGATATCATCGCTGATGCAGGAAAAATCGGTGAGATTCTCTCCACGGAATACAAGAAGTACGTCACCAAGGTTGCGGTGCCCGTTACGTCGAAAGGTTAGCGCAGGTGCCAATTTATCAAGAAGGTAGCGTCAATACGACGTCGCTCATAGTGCCCGATCTATACGTACAGATTGTGCCACCGCAAAACCTAGTCTTGAACGGGGTTCCGACTAACATTCTTGGCGTGGTGGGTACTGCTCCCTGGGGCCCTGTGGATGAGCCTGCGATCGTTGCAACCATGGCAGATTATGCGCAGCAGTTTGGTTCTATTGTGCCCCGAAAGTACGACATGGGCACGCAGGTCGCTACCGCCGTCCAGCAGGGAGCCCAGAACTTCCGCTGCGTCCGCGTGACCGATGGTACCGATTCTTCAGCATCCGCCGCGGTCCCAGGCACTAATGCGAGCTTCACGGCCATCTACACCGGTTCGCTCGGCAACAACATCACGGTGACGCTAGGAACAGGCACCCAGCCTAACACCTGGATGCTGTCGGTGCTTCTGCCCGGGTTTGTACCTGAAATCTACGACGGACTTATGGGTAACGGTGCAGCATTTTGGACGGGGCTGGCCGCAGCGGTCAACTCAGGCTTGGGACCTCAGCGCGGACCTTCCCTCCTTATTGTTGCCACCTCTGGTGGGACGACGGCATCGCCGGCACCATTCTCACTAACCTTGGGCGCGTCAACCGCCGGATCCGACGGAGCAGCACAGGTCGGCAGCAGTCAATTGATGGGCGTCGACCTGTCGAGCCGCACTGGAATGTACGCCTTGCGAGGACAGGGCTGTGGCCTTGCGCTGCTTGCGGATTGCGATGATTCCACGACCTGGACGACCCAGGCGGCCTTCGGGCTGGACGAGGGGATATACATGATCCTCACGACACCAGCCGGCGATACAATTACAAATGCTGTGACCACAATGGCGGCGGTGGGCTTGGACAGCTACGGCGCAAAGCTCATGTTCGGCGACTGGCTGTGGTGGTCTGACCAAGTCAATAGCATGATTCGTCTTGTCTCGCCGCAAGGTTTCGCCGCCGGCCGACTGGCAAATCTCTCTCCGGAGCAGTCCAGCCTCAACAAACAGATCTACGGGGTCATTGGAAGCCAGCGCGCAGGGACCCCCGGTTCGGGCCAGAATACCACCTACTCGTCGGCGGACCTGAGTGCGCTTCTGGGTGCCGGCCTCGACGTGATTTGCAATCCTCAGCCTGGTGGATCGTACTGGGGTGTCCGCGGCGGCAACAATACGTCGTCGAATGCAGCAATCGACGGCGACAACTACACCCGACTTACGAACTATATCGCCTCGACGCTGGCTGCCGGCATGGGCCAATATGTCGGGCAGGTCATCAACAGCAATTTATTTCAGCAAATCAGGTCAACTCAGTTATCGTTTTTAAACAACATGTACGGACAAGGATTGCTGGGCAGCACTGACGGGTCTCTGCCTTTCAGCGTCATTTGCGATAGCAGCAACAATCCACTTTCTCGGACAAGCCTGGGCTACGTCCAATCGGACGCTCAGGTCCAATACCAAGCCATCAATGAGCGGTTCATTGTCAACGTCGAGGGAGGTCAGACTGTCCAGGTGTCTTTGCAAACACTACCGACTGGCCAAGTTAGTTAGGAAATCACACAGTGGGATTAACAGCATTCTCAATTGGCCGTGATACCCAATTGGTCGTGATGGGCCCCAGCGGGCGTGTCGACATCAGTCATGTTACAGCCTTTGAAAGCCGCCAGCTTACCAGTTCAGTCCGTATTAATCGGCTTGACGGAAGCCAGCTTGGAGCAGAGCTTCCGAAAGGTTGGGAAGGAAGCTTTGAGCTAGAGAGGGGAACTTCGGTACTGGATGATTTTGTGTCGACGCTCGAGCAGGACTTCTACAACGGAAGTGATAACCAGCCGAGCACGATGTATCAATATATTACGGAGACCGACAGCTCGGTTTCAACTTATCAATTCGACGGTGTTGTATTCAAGCTTGCCAGTGCCGGGGCTTGGAAGGGAGACAGCAGTGTGAAACAGAAGCTTGAGTTCTATGCCACCAGGAAGCGGCGCATATGATGACTCCCTCACAGTCCATCGTTCGGGCCGCGGCCAAGACGTTTATGACCGTTGATGGTAGTGGCCGGCGCCTGACCCTCCGGCGCCTGACCGCGCTGGACACGCTGCGGCTCTTCAAGGCCGCGGGTCCGGTGCTGGCTCAAAACGAGCCCTGGCTGTCCATGGCGGGCTTGGTGTTCTCTGTCCTGGAAATCGATGGGGTACCCGTGCCCCCACCGTCTACAGAAAATCAAATCGAAAGCTTGATCGACCGGTTGGGGGATGATGGTCTGGCGGCCATAGCAGAGGCTGTAAGAGATCAGCAAGATATCTCTGATCTGAAGTCAAATGTGGGAAACTTGCCCGGCACCCTGTCCTGATCGATTGCCTGTACCTGATTCGGAACGGGGTGCCATTCGACGTAACATTCTCACTTTCCGCCACCGAGCGAACGGCTTATGTCATAGCGCTCGGAACTCTCGACGGCCACACGTTTGATTGGACGGCGTTCGAGTGGGTACAGCCGGCAGCGGCCAGGACATGACGCCTATCCGGACGAGAGCCATGAGGTCGACACCTATGTTCAAGGCGGATGCCCAACGGATCGCCTGGTTCCTCGGCCTGCAGCGGATATTGCACTTTCCCAAATACGTTATGGCTCCCCTGACAGTCCCTTTGCGTGGCCGCGGTTCAGTGGTTTTCGAAGAAGCTGACACCCCCGGCAGAGCCCGGTCGTGGCGTGGCGACGACACCACGAGGGAACAACCGACCCGCTTTCAGGCTGTAGCACTCCCAGCGTCTGGCCGCGGCAGGTCGCCAATCGGTAGCCCGGGAAGAACAACGAATCTCCGCCTCGCAGGCAAGATTGGGACGACACAATCAGCCGGCGCCGCCTTCGATAAAAATCTTATGACGGCGCAACCGGTAGCGAGGCCGGCCCAAGCCAATGCGAAATATTCGACGCGCCTCCCGGTCACCTCACAGGGATATTCAGTTCCCCAGGTGAGTCGCAAGGCCATCGCAGTTTCCAAGTATTCGCAATTCAGGTTCGGAACATTGGGTTCCCTCGCGCCGGTCCATGCTTCGTCGCCAAGACCGATTGTTCTGGATGCCCCGACGCACCCAACATTGGGGCCCGCTACCGCTAGCGTTGGCGAGACCTTTTTGGAGCAGCCTCCTCGTATCGCGACCAACCAACCGTTGCCGACGCCGCGACCCGATAGCAAACATCAATTGATGTCTTCCGATCGCGATGAAACGGCAGGGGACCATTCATCACCACATAGCGGCCCAACGGTCTCAACGTTGCATTTAGACGGTTCAGCGCTTGGCCGATGGACTGTACAGCATTTGGAGCGAGCGTTGGGGAAACCATCCACTGGCATGACCGGTTTGGACCCGCGCGCCGCAGTGCCCCGAAGTCGCGTCGCGCCCTTCTGAACATCTAACGGCCATACACTCCCGCCTCCTCACCTAGAAGCGAACTACCTTGCAAGCCTCCCCAATCCAAATCGGGTCCATCAGTCTTCATGGGTTCGAGATACCCCCTTCCGTCCGCTTTGGTGGCCGCTATCGATTGGCGGTCCACAATTTAGCCGGTGGCCGAAGAGTTGTGGAGCGACTTGGGCCGGACGATGGCGAAGTCACGTTTGAAGGCACATTCTCGGGTTCGAACGCCGAAGCTCGGGTTCGGGCACTCGATAACCTGCGCCTGTCCGGGGAAGTCGTCTGGCTGACCTGGGAGTCATTCAGACGCCTGGTCGTGGTGAAGAGTTTTGTTGCAGAATATCATAGTCCCTGGTGGATTCCATATAAGATAAGCTGCGTTGTCTTCCAGCAATCCTTTGCCACGTCCTCACAGGCTTCTACACTTTCGGCTCTCATATCCGCCGATCTCGGCAACGCCGTGTCGGCTGTCGCCGGCTCTTCAATTTCACTGGCCTCACTGCAGGCTGCCCTCTCCAACGCAAATGCATTGACGACAGGCACATCAAACCAAATGCAGGCCGTTGCCGCGGTCGGTGCCACACTAGACGCCATCAACAGCCAGATTGCGTTACAATCCTCGTTAATGGCCGGCCCAATCGGAGCAAGCTCGGACCCTGCCAGCATCAGTCAAGCGCTCGCTACAGCAGTGAACAGCGCTGGAGCATTGGCAGCGGCGGTCAACGCTGGATCTTATGTAGGTCGAATTGGAACAAATCTAAATGCAGGGAACTAACGTACAAACGATTGTTGCGATTGGCGGAAACTTATTCGAAATTGCAGCCGCGCAGCTTGGCAGTGCGCTGCAATGGATTAACATCGCAAGGGCCAACAATCTGAGTGACCCTATGTTGTCTGGTCAAAATCAGCTCGTGATCCCGTCTTTTTCTTCGGTCTTTTCTAACGGAATAGGACCGCAATAGACACCTCGCGGGTAGCACAAGGATGGAACTTCAGATTGCTTTGAATGGCGGCCCAATCTACGGTTTGCTTCACGCCTCGATCGTGACGACCAATTGCTTTTCGGCAGACTCGTTTGCGCTCACATTTGCCACGGGTGCTCCGCCACTGGCCGACATGACATTTTGGTCTTCGCTCTCCTCAGCCTATGTTGAAGTCAGGGTTATCGACACGCGTACAGTAGTCTCACAGGACCTGATCACAGGGATGATCGATTCGCTGTCCGTCGATCCGATACAAGGGATCGTTTCGATTGAGGGTAGAGATCTGTCATCGTCGATGATCGATGCCTATCGCCAGCAGGACTTTGTTAATCAGACGGCAGCAGAGATCATAGCGACGATCGCACAATATCATGGTCTAACGCCAGTTGTCACTGCCACCTCCGGTAACGTTGGGCGCTACTATGGCGACGGCTATACACGACTCTCACTCGGGCAGTTTTCGCGGATCCGTTCCGACTGGGATTTAGTGGTGGAGCTTGCCCGAAGCAATAGTTTCGACGTCTTTGTGCGGGGCACCACCCTATATTTCCAACCGAGCAACCCTGCGGGTGTCGTGCCTATCCACCTTGCCTTTGGTGATCTGAAGACGATCAGATTTCAACAGGCCCTGACCATTGCCCCGAGTTCGATAGCTCGGGTCCAGTCATGGAATTCCCAACAGATGGCATCATTCGACAGCAATAGCCAAGGCGACGGCGCCTACACTTCACAGGGCGTTGCGTCCCCCGGCGATCAGCCATTTCTGTTTTCTGCCGCAAATCTTACATCACAGCAGGTCACCGACACCGCTGGACGCTTCGCTGCAGAGCTAAGCCGCCTCAGCAGCGTGCTGCATGCCGAAATGCCGTGGGATCTGACGCTCTCTCCGGGAACGATAATCTTTGTCGACGAGACGGGATCGGCATTCGATACGATCTACCAAATAGACTGCGTTGAACGTCTTTACGGTACTACTTCGGGATCAACCCAGACTATTCGCGCTATTATTGCCGACTCCCCACCTGTTTGAGCCGTGCCTTTTGGCCTGTTGCGAGAAACCATGCTTGTTGCGAGAAACCATGATTGACCGACTATCGAATGCGATTAAATCGCACGCCGCAGGTCTGGACCAATCAACGGGACAGGTAAAATTTGGTACGGTGACGTCCGTAAACTCTCAAAACGCCACCGCACGCGTCCTTATCCAGCCCAATGGCGTTTTGTCCGGATGGCTTCCGATCTTGTCGCAGTGGGTGGGAAGTGGATGGGGAATGATGTGCCCGCCTTATCCCGGCGACCAAGTGCTTCTCGTTCCCCAAGAAGGGGATGGCGAACAGGGGGTCATTGTTGGCCGCACGTTTTCGAACCAGCAGGTGCCACCGGTCGTCCCGGAGGGAGAGTTTTGGCTGGTCCACCAGAGCGGCAGCTTTCTGAAGCTATGCAATGACGGAACCATTCAGGTGAGTGGTGACCTTCATGTTCAGGGTGACGTTTATGACCAGCATGGGCCGCTTTCCGGTCTCCGAGGCCACTATAATTCGCATACACACTCGGTGCCGCCGAACGAAACCACGAGCGCTCCATCTCCTCAGGACTAACGAATATGTATGATATCTATCACGAATGGGGGACTGACCTGGTGGCCGGGAGCAGCGGCGATCTGGCGCTCTCCACTGGATCGGACGCAGTTAATCAGCGGGTCTTTCGGCGGTTGCTCACCAATGCGGGCGACTACCTCTGGAACCTTGGCTACGGAGGCGGATTAGGCCAGTTCGTGGGAACGCCCACTAACGCTGCGGACATCGAGGCGATTGTTCGGACACAACTCGCGTTGGAGACCGCCGTGCCGACAACGCCCGCCCCTCAGATCACCGCAAGTGTCGTAGACGCTGCCAATGGATATGTTGTGGCCACAATTGTCTATGCGGATCCTTCCTCCATGGCGCCGGTTCAGCTTAACGTGTCCACAGGTTGACGGGGTATGAACCTAACTCTCAAGGGATTTTCTCAACTCGTTGAGGATATGGGAGCAACGCTGCAAAGCTCTGCTTCCAGTTTAGTCGACGTATCGGTAGGTTCGGTCGTTAGAGCTATATTTGAGGCCAACGCCTCCGTTGCTCTCTGGTTGCAGTGGCTTATTCTCCAGGTACTGGCCTCTACTCGAGCATCAACCTCCAATGGACCGGATCTAGATTCCTGGATGGCGGATTTCGGAATGTCGCGCCTACCGGCGGTCCCGTCGACCGGTATTGTGACGTTTTCGCGATTTGTAAACACGTTGTCGGCCATGATCCCGATTGGCGCAATGGTAAAGACGACAGATGGTTCGCTTAGCTTTTCCGTCACGGGAGATCAGACACTCTCAATCTGGCAGGCTAGTGCTTCTGCCTATGTTTTACCAGCTGGGGTGAGTTCCGCTAATGTACCTGTGGTTTGTACGACCAGCGGATCGGTAGGAAATGTCTTGGCCGGGACCGTGACCGTAATCGCGACATCGTTGCCCGGCATCGACCAGGTCAACAATGCCAATCCATTTTCGGATGGAGCCGACGCAGAAACGGACAGGGCTTTTCGAAATCGATTTCAAGGCTATTTGGCCAGCCGATCCCGTGCGACCCTTGGCGCGGTGCAGAATGCCATCGCTAACGTCCAACAGGGATTGGATGTCCTTATAGAGGAAAATACGGCGGCGAACGGAGGCACCCAAATTGGTTCCTTCCTGGTCATCATAGACGATGGGACCGGCTATCCTTCGTCCGAACTCCTCTCTACCGTGGCCACCGCCGTTGACGCAGTGCGACCAATCGGGACAACGTTTGTTGTTGTCCCTCCCCAGGTGCTCATTGTGAACGTCTCGCTCACAGCGATGTTGACTTCGACTGCGTCCGCCTCCCTGATCACTTCCGGCATTCAGAATTACGTTGCCATCTATCTAAACAGTTTATCTATTGGCAAAACAGCATCGGTTACCCGTGTGGCTCAGAATGCCTATCTTGCGGGCTCGGGTGTAGAGAATATCACAGAAATACAACTGAACGGCACGTCCCCGGATATCGCGGTGGCATCCGGCACCGTCATCCAAGCGGGTCAGATCGTGGTTA